TCGTTCTGAGAGTTTCACTAAAGCACAGTCATATTTAAAAGCAACAGGATGGGATTTGAAAGATACCTATGGACTTTTATTGGATGCGGATATGACATTTGTACCTGGATCATTGAAGATACATCCACTGACTGACATTGGATACACGATTGTTCAATGTGCAGGAATGTTAGAGTATCCAAATACACGCCTCGTTCGAATGGACTATCCGTGGACTTGCAAGGGTGTTACACATGAATACTGGGATGGACTCTCTTCACATCTTCCTAAAAATGTATGTAGAATTGATGATTTCAATGATGGAGGTTGTAAGTCTGATAAGTTCACACGAGACATTTCATTACTTGAACAAGGACTCATTGATGAGCCTACAAATGTACGTTATATGTTCTACCTTGCACAGACGTATCATAGCGTAGGACGATGGAAGGAGTCACTTAAACTGTATAAAAAGAGAATTGCAGCAGGAGGTTGGTTTGAAGAGATTTGGTATTCACATTACATGATTGCAAAATGTCATCGTGAACTTAAAAACATTCCAAAATTTGAAGAGTGGATGTTAAGAGCGTATGCGTATCGTCCTCAACGTGCAGAATCTTTATACGAACTCACAAAATACTTTCGTGAACACGGTCAACCCTACAAAGCCTATCACTACATGTTGATGGGTCAGAAAATACCGATGTCTACCGATAGTTTGTTCATTGAGACTGAAGTCTATAATGGATTGTTTGACTATGAAGAGTCCATTCTTGATTACTATGTCAAGTCTGACAAATCAGAAGGTGTTGCATCCTCAGTCAAATACTTATTGAAACTTGGACTTCATCAACCCTGCCTTATGTCCAACTTGAAGTTTTACGTACAACCCATTAAATCTGAACGTAAACGATTAACCTTTCCTTCACCCTTTGATGATACCTTTTCACCTTCGGCATTATCCGTGATTTCATATCCAATTGTGAATGTTCGGTATGTGAACTACAAGGTTGTGGACGGGAATTTTGTGACTCCTAACGGTGTGTCTCTATGTGAGAACGCGTGTTTCAATCTAGAAACAGGAACACTTCTTGCAACGATGGATGAATCTTCTGTGAATCTCCCTACAGTTGAGAGTGGAATACGAGGATTAGAAGATGTGCGTGGATATTACGATTCTCAAGGAAATCAATGTTTCACTGCAACAGTTCATTCCTATGAAAAAGATGCGATTCGTATTCTGCGAGGTAGATATTCGCCTAGTGGAACCTATTCAGACTGTGTAGTCTTACCTTCGCCACGAAGAAGACACTGTGAAAAGAATTGGCTTCCAATTCCTGCAACGGATACATTTATCTACGATTGGAATCCTTTAACAATTGTAGATTCAAGTGGAAGCGTCATTCGTGAAATTCCAAGTCCACCTATGTTTTCACTCTTTCGTGGATCCGCACCACCGATTCGTATAGGCAATGTATGGTGGACTTTAGTACATATGGTTGACTACGGTCCTCCTCGTAGATATTATCACTGTATCGTCGAATTGTCTATGGAGTTAATTCCACTTCGAATCACTATGCCGTTTGTCTTTGTGTCTACAGCAATTGAATACTGTTTATCGTTTAGGAATGTAGATACAACTCTTCACTTTTTCGCAGGAATCAATGAAACAGCGTTGTCTCGGTTTATCATTTCTAAATCCGAGTTTAAATGGAATGTTCTATAACCCGGTAATGAGTATTGCAGTCTTGGTTCCAGTCTGTAGTCGAGCACATACGTGGACCGACTTCAAAGACTGTTTTTTAGTGAATCGATTACTTCCTAGTTTCAACGCAACGAAAGATTCTGAGAGTTCGTATACGTTCTATTTTGGTGTAGATGATGATGACGCTTTCTTTCTTACCCACAGTTCTGAACTAGAAGCGTTGGGTAAAGTTGTAGTTCTTTCAGGATGTCAACATGCTCCTGCATGGGCGTGGAATCGTTTGGCAGAAGTCGCATATAACGATGGTCATGAATATCTCTTTCAAATAGGTGATGATGTTATGATTCAAACACCTGGATGGACTTCTAGATTTATCTCAAAATTGAAACAGCATAAACATCGTGGTGTAGTCGGTCCTAAGAATCCAGTCAATTTTGCATTAAGGGTAGGAGGAACACAAGTCATTGAAAATGCGTTTGTTCACCGTAGTCACTATACGTTATTTGGAACGTTCTTTCATCCAAGCATTCGCAATTGGCACTGCGATGAATGGTTAACTCAAATCTATCAAGGATTCTGTTCCTATACTGATGAAGAAGTATTGGTAGACAATGGTTGCATTGACAAACGATACCAGATTGAATCGGTTACTATTTCACAACAGATTCGTGAAGGACGTGAAAAAATACGTAAGGATCTTCATGGGTGCTTTTCGTTCTGTTTGTATGGACCCTATACAGAGAAATACTATCAGGGACTTGTTGAAAATATTCGATTGATTCAAGAACACTATCCAAAGTGTGATATCAAAGTGTATGCTTCTCCAGAAGCGTCAGTATTTGTTCATGAACTGAATGTTACTCTGTATACAACACCTGAAGATGGGTCTCGTAATATGTCCTATCGTTTTTTGCCTACATTTACAGATGAATATGAATTTGTCTGCGTGCGTGATACGGATAGTCGTATTCATGCGCGAGATCGTTGGTGTATTGATACCTTTTTAGATAGTTCATTTACTACCTATACGATTCGTGATCATAGTTATCATGCATATAGAATTATGGGTGGACTGTGGGGATGTAAAGGTAAAATAGATATTTCACCAGAGGTTCTAATACGATTTGTTAGCGAAAATACAAATCGGTATGCATTGGATACTGATTTCTTAAACACATATGTACATCCATTGATTCGATCTTCATTTTTAGTATTTTCGTTCAAACCGGATGGAGTTCTTGGAGACTCTACTGAAACAATAAAAATAATTGACTATCCACTAGTGAATCAAGAGTTTTGTGGGAATGTAGTCTTGTATTCAAATAGAGTTCCTTATCATGAATTCGTTCAAGTATAGAGGTGACGCCATGACTCGTTCACAACTTTAGTTTCAATTAACAAGGATTTTACATCATCAGGTGTGATATTCATTGGAAGTTTAATTGCCTTATAGAATGGATACGTCTTTGCAGTCTTCTCATCAGCAATCCTTAGAAGGTTGATGCGAGTGACCAATGTCTCCAACGCACGAATCAGAACACGAACACCTTCTTCTTCACGTGAATACTCTGAGATCAAGAACTTGACTGCATCTTCGGTGATCGTCAAATCATCTTTCATGTTGATTCGTTCTAACACTTGTGGCCAGACATATTGGTGTAGAATGGCTTGCTTCTCTTCACATGTGTATCCTGAACAAGTGATCACCTGCATACGGTCTTTGAGAATTGGATGGACCTTGGATTCGTCATTGAAGGAGAATACGAATAAGCATTGAGATAAATCAAAGTCTACACCTGCAAAGTATCGGTCATGGAAGTGAGAGTTTTGAGACCTGTCAGTCAAGTGAATCAACATGGACACAATTTCATCACCGTGTGGTGTTGTGGACACCTTGTCTAGTTCGTCAAAGTAGAGGACTGGATTCATGCATCGTGCAGACATGATTGAATCGGCAATACGACCCCAAGTGGCTCCTTCGTAAGTATAGGAATGACCTACAAAGTTCGCAGAATCGGATGCACCGCCCAATGAGAAGAACTCAAATGGACGCTTGAGAACTTCAGCAACTCCATGTCTTGCAAAGGAGGTCTTGCCTACACCCATAGGTCCCTTGAGAGCAATCACATTGCCTACAGATTTAGGATTGGCAATCCACTGGGCAACAATTTGCATGATCTGTGTCTTTGCAGCGTCCATTCCATAGACTGCTTTGTTCAGAGTAGTCTGTGTATCGGTCAAGAACTTGGAACAACCTGTAGGATCCTTCTCAAAGGTCACTGGAAGAGGAACGACTTGTCCAAAGGGAACACGAAGGAATCCATCTACCCACGTCTTGAGTTTGTGAACTTCTCCACTATCGGCATCCATCTCATTGAGTATGTCAATCTTGCGAATCACGGATGCCTTGAGAACGTCTGAGATTGGTAATGCCAAGACTCGGAACTTATACGGAATCTCTCCATCGGTCACGAGTTTAGCAAGACCCTTCATTTGCTCGTTGAGTTTACGACGCTTTGACTTAGAAAGGTCTTCAAAGTAGTCTTCCTCTTCTGGATTCAATCGCAGTGCAGGTTCATCGGACTCCTTCTCCTTATCCTTCTTGCTACGTGACTTTCCAAAACTAGGCATTCCACGCTCAGGACGAACATACTTCTTCATGAGATGCTCAATGAACTCTTCCTCTTCCTCTTCACTTTCATAGTCGTCCTCATCTTCATCTTCAATGTCCATACGACTCATGCCCTTTCCACCAGCGATTTGGTGAATGTGAAGTTTGACAGAGACTTTGGCACCTTTGGGAAGTTTGAGAGATTGCTCTTCTTCATCTTCATCTTCATCTTCGTCTTCCTCTTCGTCTTCATCTTCATCTTCGTCTTCATCATCGTCTTCTGTTTCACTCATATCTGTATCAACATAGTCTGAATCTTCATCTTCATCTTCAATGTCATCATTTTTGGTCTTGAGATTTTCATCGTCTACCCAGACGACGGGAGTATTACGCTTGCGAAGATTATACCGTTTGGGCGACATCCTTATTTGCCTACTTGGATAAAAACAAAGTAAGTTCCATTTTAATAATGGAGGAAATCCAAAATATCGTTCTTGAGCTTGAAGACGAGAACAATAGGATCATTGCCTCAGACCCAGGTATTCAAAAAAGTATGAGTCTTGTAGAAGAGTTTTTGAAAACACACCCCGTGATGTGCTATGGAGGAACTGCAATTAATAACCTTCTTCCCGTAAAGGACCGATTCTACAATCCCGAGACCGATGTTCCAGACTATGACTTTTTCAGTAAGACGCCTCAGGAACATTCGGTCATACTTTCAAACCAATTGATTAGAAGTGGATTGAAAAATGTAGAGGTCAAGCCAGGTATGCACATTGGTACCTTCAAAGTGTTTGCAGACTTTACAGCTGTTGCCGATATAACACATTTGACAGAAGAAGTCTTTGATCGCTTATGGGAAGACAGTCTAGTTCGTGAAGGAATTCATTATGTGAACCCAAACTTTCTTCGTATGTCCATGTACCTTGAACTTTCTCGTCCAAAAGGTGATGTAACACGTTGGGAAAAAGTGTATAAGCGTCTTCAATTATTGAATCAAGCACATCCAGTTACCTGTCCTAAAGACAAAATCAAAGAACATGATGTATTGACTACGAAACAGCGAACTCAAATTGAGAACCTTCTTAAAAAGGAACCTGTAGTGTTACTAGGTGTAGGAGCATCTGAAATTCATATGCGAACCAATTGGACCACACCGATTGCTCTTCTTGCAAATAAGGATGTCATTGAACGTTTGACTGAAGGAGAAGATATAGTGGTAGATGAAGAGAATGAAATCTTACCTAGACGCACAACTGTGTTAACTAATGGTAAAAAACACTTTATTCGATTTTATGAAACATCGGCATGTCATAGTTACCACACTATGAAAAACGGTATTCGTGTAGCAAGTATTCCTACTACACTTCAATTCTTTTTTGCCTATCTGTATTCAGGTGGAAAATCAGAGAATATTGCAAATATCTTATGTATTGCTCAACGATTGGTTGAGATTGCGAACGAGAAAACAGGCCGACGATTTGCAGTCTTGACTCCCAAGGAGTGCCTGGGGAAGCAAGAAACATTTACGGAGATGAAACGTGAGAAGGCAAAATTGTATTCAGAGTTATCAGACAACAAGTCATCTCCAGAATTTTTGGAATACTTCTTCAGTTATAACCCATCGGATTCATCTGAAAAGAGAAAACAACTTCTAAAAGCGTTGAGAAAAACACGAAAGAATCGCACCAAACTTAGTTCCGAAACGAAAGAATCGACCTAGTAGCTGTTGTCAAAGGTTGATAGGGTAATCCTACACATGTTTCACAACTCTCTTCCCTTCCTTGAAGAAACTGAAGGAATGAAGTATATCCAGTTTCAGCACGATTACGGAACGCCGTAGGTGCGCTTGAATTGAACATTCGATACATTCCCTGAACGCGAAGACGCGCAGTACTATCTGAAGCGTCACGAAGACGCATAGATTGTGGACCTACAAATGCTGGTATATTTCCCGAAGCAATACTATTTTGACCTCCTGCACTCATTATTCCAGACTGAGATTATGTTCTACCCGTGTACCAAGTCATATCAAAGTATTGAGGACCTTCAGGTTTTACACTTAAATCGTCTTTAGGAACCGTCTTTGAGAGTTCATCCATATCGGATGCAGTCAATGAACGCGTGTAATACGTTAATCCTGACAAGGCACCATCAAATCCAAGTGAATCCGAACCAATTGTGATTGGAGCATCATTTTGCTTTGGAAGTTGTGCGAGCATATGATGTTGACGAATGACACCATTGATGTAGATATCCACTGAATCTTGATCGACTACGATTCCAAAGTGAATCCACTTTCTTGCAGGCATGTTTGAGATGAGAATACTTTCTTTGGAACCATAGGTATCTACTACAACTAATAGACTGTTGGAGGTGCTGTCTAAGTAGAGTCCAGGACAATCATTCTTTGAAAAGATGGTACGTTTTTGACCATAGTTCATTGTAAAGTCATTCATTAACAACCAACCTGCATACGTGAACGTAGCGCCTTCTGATTGGTTGAAGGATCTAGGGATTGGTTTTGCATAGTTTCTTCCAGTTTTACCTGAAATAGATCCATCTACAAGGATCACTGCAGTTGGATCGCTTACGGTAGACTTACCAAACATATTCCAAAGAATCAATCCAATCAAGACAAGAGTGACTACAATTGCAAAAATTGTAAACGTATCCATTGCTTTCTACTTAGAAACAAACCCTCTCCCAGTCAATCTAACTCCACTCTTTTTTCCAGAAGGAGTGTCTTGTTGAGCCGGAATCCAAACACTTTTCAACATAGATTCATAGGTTGCTGTTTTTTGAAATTCAAGCACTTGATGACTTACGGTTCGTGAACCTAATTGGTAGAGATAATGAATTCGTGATTCATCTGAACGATACTCGTTTTTCAAAAATCCAGTATTAGCAACGCGAATCGTCCAATCTAGATCTTCTCCTCGTTTTGCATTTTTGAAAGGGATAAGTTTTGCAAAATCAGTTAACATTATATTGAGGTGATTGGGTGGACGTAGAAACACATCTCCTTTTGCTAATGGACTTATAAGTGTATTTTCAACACTATGTGTGAATGTATACTGTGCCATCTGTCCACGAAGACGACATACTTGAAACGCTCCTTGGATACATGCAAGAGCATCTTCAAAATACGCATCTGTTATATCATCGTCATCATCAATGAATGACATGTATTTTCCATTTGCACCCTGTAAGAGTTCATGTCGTTTCTTTCCAACACTCTTTTCACGATTATCACGAGCAACACAGAATTCAAGTTTAAGATTAGGACAAATACGTTGATGTTTTTCTTGAATGGATTCCATTAAACGATTAAAGGTTTCAGTTCGTTCTACTAATGTTGGAATCAAGATAGACCAATCATATGCATATTTTTTTCGGGAAATGTAGTTTTCCATATCTTGACTCCAATAGTGTTGATTTCGTTGATAGAGAGAATCAACTTTTTGAGGAAATCCAGTTCCAGGATGTTCATGTCGAATAAGAACTTCATCAATGTAAGAACACTTTGAAGCTAATGGACCTTTACAAAGGTCAGAAAACTCTGTATCACAAAACAAACTTTTATAAGAGGGATGATAGATGTATCCAAACGAGTTATACATTCTTCGTCCTAGAATGGATAATGTATTTAATACATGCTCCTGCGTTCCATCATTAATCCAGACAATTCCGTCTGTAGAGGGAGCCATTTTTGATCGAATAATGTCATCATATCCTCTTACCTTTGGAATCATGTCATCTGAAACAAGAATAACAATATCCCAATTCCAATCCACTTTATCCATATCAGCATTCACTGCTTGAATTTTAGAGGTATTGTCGCTATAAAAGATTCTTACCCATGCAACTGGAAGTTGAGTAATATGATAGTCTACATTCATATCATGCATTGATACGTCGTCTGTATCACAGGACACGCAAATTCCTAATCGTTTAGGTTGATTTGCGAGTTGTACATACGAACGAAGTGTTTCAATGACTTGTTTAGGACGAGATCGTGTAGGACATTTGAGTAAGATGTTCATTAGTTTTCTAAAACGAGTAATTTTGAATCTGTTTACCCGAAGAGTCTTTAACTCCAAATGTGTAGGTGTATCCAAACAATGTAAACTCAGACCCCTTTGCGGTCGTAGAGGATGGAGGTTGTGCAAATGAAGCACAGTTAGTTCCTTTCACAAAAAACGCAGCAGCATCTGAAGGACTCAACATACCTGGATAGGAATGAACATTACATACTTGACCTGAGAATCCACCATTTGCTCCAATAGTAATTTCACCTGCTGCAGGACGAGGAACTCCAGGTAAGACGCATGACTTCACAAGTTTACCATTGATATAGACATCTAGGTTTCTTTGAAAGACTGTTGCAGACACTGAAAACCATGTCTGTAGAGGAACGTTCTCAACTGTGCATGTAAAAACATCTCCTGTTACATTGGTTTGATTGGATGCAGCAGGCGATGAACTTGCAGACCCTGTAGATGAACCTCCGTAGATGGAGACACTTACATTCAAACTGTTATCGGTTGGATGCAGTGTGATCTTTGGGTTACTGATTGCAGAATTGGTAGGATCCGAACGAATCAAGACACCCTTTTCTTTTGAAAAGTTGTAGTCCCAATCCTTGATAAACATCCAAAATTGAACTCCGTTATCTGATCCTGAAAGAGGTATGTTAGACGCTGGAATTTTAGTAACTACTTTTCCATCTAACGGTAGTGGAGCTTGATCAGGAACCGTTGGAGTTCCTAAAAGAGTTGTAGTCGGTTTACCATTCGCAGATGCAATTGCATTATAGAGAATAAGAAATGCAACGTAAAGGATAACTAATCCAATGATGACTACTAACGCCTTTCCAAGAACACTCATTAAATTGAACGAAGTGGAAGGGGAAGGGGTCGACGGAGTGAACATCGATGGACCCGGTGTGGGTCCATACAATGAGGATGAAGGTTTTGAGGAAAAGAGTCCCATTTGTTTATCGCTTACAAAGGAAGTTGTGTAAAGACACAATGGAAAAACGAACAGGATCTCAGCTAATAACACAATCTTCAATGTACTGCAATAATTGTGGTGAAAAAGGTCATATCTTTAGAATGTGTGCAGACCCAGTCTTATCATGTGGAATTATACTATTGGAAACGCCTACTATTCCAGCAAAATCAGAGACTACTCGTCTGCTTATGATACGTCGTAAAGACAGTATGAGTTTTGCTGAATTTATGCGAGGGAAGTATGACGTAAACAATAGCGAGTATATTTCACGTCTTTTCAAGAATATGACTGTCAAAGAACAGTATTTGATTGTCAGCGAACCGTTTGAAACAATTTGGAAATCATTATGGGGAGATGATCACCAATCTGCAGATTACAAAATGTCTTATCAAAAATTCTATGAATTAGATGTTCAAAAATTAGTCTATGATAACTTCTCTTCATACATGGAACCCGAATGGGGGTTTCCTAAGGGAAGAAGAATACGTGGTGAATCGGACATGGACTGTGCAATTCGTGAATTCAATGAAGAATCCAATATTCCTCGTGAAGCATATACAACCTTAAAGAATATTCGACTAGAAGAGACTTTTGAAGGTTTGAATGGAGTACGATACAAGCATATCTATTTTGTAGGATTATTACAGCAACCTAAACTTATTGATATCTTTCAGAGATTCACACCTATGCAACGTAGAGAAATATCAGCAATCCGATGGATGACATGGAATGAATGTGAAAGGGAAATACGACCGCATCATAATCAAAGGCAATCTATGATGAATGATCTAAAGTCTATTATTGAGACCTTTGAAACCGTATAAAGGGAAGTTGACATACAAATCTATGTTAACTGTCATTACACCGTGTGCACGTCCTGAAAATTTGCCTTTACTTGAAGAGTCTTTGGATTTAGATCGGGTCAAGTGGTTGATCGTCTATGATACAACCAATGGACCGTTTACAAAACGATTCACTCATCCAAATGTTACTGAGATTGGACATCCTACACCTCCTGGAGGATGTGCAGGTCACGCTCAACGAAACCGAGGATTAGACTGTGTGTTTGAAGGTTTGATTTACTTTTTGGATGATGATACGGTGATGCACCCAAATTTTGGAAAGATTTTTCCATTACTGAAGGGTGATGATCATTTCTATACCTTTGACCAACAACGATGGGATGACTTTGTATCAACTCCTGGAGGAACGTTCAGAGGAGATACACCTGCAGTTACCAAAATAGACAGCGCACAATATGTGGTTCCTCGTCATATGTGTGGACGATTCATTGAAACCGATTATCGTGCCGATGGGTTCTTCATTGAAGAGGTTTACCGATCCTTTCCAGGAGCACATACGTATTTCCCAGTCGTTGCATGTTATTACAATTATCTAAGACGCCCTATGAAATGAACCTAAATCCTGCTAAATACACCGTAATGCAATAGGCAAGAACACTTAATATAAATACCCAAACCCAAAGAGGAAAAATAGTGGCTTCACGATCTGTTACACCAAATGGTCGAATCCTTCCTTCACGCCCAAAGGCGACGGACGGTTTTAGATAGAGGAATATAGCCATTAAAAAGAGATAGATAGTTACCATCCACATACGATGATTTCGTCGGGTTAAATCCATTGTATCAAGCAGCGTAAAAAGTTCAACGGTTTCGTCTTGAACGATTGCGACGTCTTCGTGTCTTACGTGCTGTACCTTTAGGTGGTTGAAGACCTGCATATCCACGAATAAGATCTGCTGGACCTGTTCCTGGTTTAGAAGACTGACCTGTCTTTGCTTCATAAACATCATCAACCGCTAGACGAGTTGCCTTTTTCTCAAATGCTTTTGTAAGTGCTTCAGTTGTGAGTCTGTAAAAGACAGTATAATCTTGGTTGTCTAATAATCGAACTCCGCGACTTGCTATAACCCTTTTATTTCTATCTAAAATGTCCAGTTGAAGTGCATATCGGTGTACAATAACTCTAGTTTTAGCTGTAACCGTTACATATTGGTATCGTCTGGAACCTTCTAAGAATGAAGAAAGAACATAAGTTTTTCCAACTTCTAATCGTGAAATGTTAACTAGAGGACCCATATCCATAGGAGGTTCAGATAAAGGGTTTATTAAAAGATAGCCTTCGGGTACTGGAGGTAATGGAGGTGGTGCTGCTGGAGGAGGATATGGAGCCCAACGTCTCATTATGTTGAACGCTTATTTTTTTCAACATGCCTCAATATAATGAGGGCAACACAGTATGTACTTCCTAACAGAAAGGCGTTTTCGGACGCAATCACACGAATGTTTATTAAATCAGACTACCGATCCAAGGATAAAGACCCATTAGATGAAGAAGACAAGAATATTGACCTTTGTTTGCAACGAAGTGGAACAGGTCGTGAATTGTTTCCATATCAAAAGATCATTCGTGATTATCTGAAAATTGAGACGCCATATCGCGGAGTGTTAGTGTATCACGGACTAGGATCCGGTAAGACCTGTTCATCGATTGCAGTTGCTGAGTCTTTATTGACCACGCAAAAGGTATTTGTGATGATTCCTGCTTCACTTGAGAAGAACTACCGTGAAGAACTTCAGAAATGTGGTGATCCAATTTATGCTGTTGAGAACTTTTGGACATTGAAACCTATATCGGATGAAGTCCGTGCAGAAGGTAAGAAACTTGGAATTTCAGACAAGTTCATGGACAAACACAGTCGTATTTACACAACCACTTCTGGAAACGAACCCAACTTTGAGAGTCTATCTACTCAAGACAAGAAGTTGATTCGTGAACAAATCAAAGACATTCTTGAGCAGCGATTTACGTTTATTCGATACACAGGTCTGACCCGAAACTCAATTGCAGAGTATACTGCTGAAGGAATGTATGATGATTCAGTTGTGATTATTGATGAAGCACATAACTTGATTTCACGTGTCATCAATGAGTCTGAGATTACTGATAAGTTATATACTGCAATCTACAACGCAAAACGATGTAAAGTGGTTGCTTTATCTGGAACTCCTGTAATTAATTCACCCAATGAAATTGCGTATATGATGAATCTATTACGTGGACCTATTGAACGAATCACGATGCCCTTCAAAACCATTCCAACATGGGACGAAGAACGAATTACAAAAGCGTTCCGTGCGATTCCTGAAGTAGATACAATTGAGTTCAATGCAGTCAAGAAGTTCGTGATGGTCACACGAAACCCACCTCAGTTTAGATCTACTTATAACGGTGAAGGAGACCGCGTTGCAGTTCAATACATGAAGGATTTACCCTTTATTCCTCAACCATCGGATTGGGTTGCATCCATCAAACAAAAAGTAGAAACGGATGTAGGTGGAGGTGAAATTGCTGTGGACCGTGTGACAGTAGAACAACTTCAATGTCTTCCAACAGACTATGAAGAGTTTGCAAACTTGTTCTTGGATGGATTGAATATCAAAAATCCAATGATGTTTCGCCGTCGTATTCAAGGATTGGTTTCGTATTTCAAAGGTGCCGATGAACGTTTGCTTCCACGAAGGATTGACATGGAAAAAACATTACAAAAAGTGGAGATGTCCAGTTCTCAGTTCAATCGTTATTTGGAAGTGCGTTGGATGGAAATGAAGATTGATTCACGAAGAGGACGTTCCAAGATGAATGAAGACTTAAGTACGTTTCGTGTTCCAACTAGGTTAGTCTGCGATTATGCATTGCCTCCTGAATTAGCTATGAAGGAAATCTCAGGCGATACTCCATCTGAAAACAAGAAACCTGAGAAGGAAGCAGGAGATGTGGTCATACAAAAACTCAAAACAAATCCTGAGAAATACCTTTCTGAAAAAGGACTGGAAACCTACAGTCCTAAAATGCTTGCCATCTTAAAAAACATAAAAGCGTCCTTAGGCAGTAATCAGTTTATTTACTCTCAATATCGTGCATTGGAAGGTTTGGGTATTCTATCTGCTGTATTGGATGTATCCGGTTGGCAACCCTATAAAATTATTAAACAAGCCAATCAATGGGTGGAAGATCCTGAACTGCTTGATGACCGTCCAGCGTATACCTTTTACACTGGCGAGGAAAACGAAGAAGAGCGTGATTTAACTCGTCAAATTTTCAATGGAGTGTATTCCAAGAACTTTCCAGCTTCATTGAAGGAGAGTGTAGCAAGACGACCCAAAAAGATTCTTCAATTACTGATGGCCTCTTCCTCAGGCGCAGAAGGTATTACGTTGAACAATGTGAGACACGTTCACATTATGGAACCTCATTGGACTCCTTCACGACATGACCAAGTTATTGGACGTGCGATTCGTATTTGTTCTCACGCTACTTTGCCATTGGAAGACCGAACTGTCAAGGTGAATTTTTACATCTCAGTGTTTTCAGACGATCAAAAGAAGACGCAAGATGGTCCAAATATCACACCTATACGACGCAATGATATGGTGATGAAACGGTATGAAGGGGAACCTGTAGAAACCTTCATGTCTACAGATGAATACCTTTACGAAACTGCTTTCGAAAAGGAACGCATCGGTCAGCGGATTGCATTGTTGTTAAAAGAGTCGGCCATTGATTGTGAAATTCATCGTAAACTCCACGCGAAGGAAAAACCAGTTGTTTCGTGTATGCGTTTTGATTCATCTACGACTGGAGAAGACTTGGCATTTCGTCCGAATATCAAGAATGAAGAATTGGATGCAACAGTTCTTCGTAATACCTCCAAAAAACACCGACGTCTTCAAAAGATTCTAGTGAAAGGAATCTCGTTGTTACTGGATCCTGAATCAAAAGAGTTGTTTGATGGTCCTGCGTGGGATGACAATCAGCGTTTATTGCGAATGGGTGAGTTGATTTCACCTACTTCGATTCGATTTCTGACTTAACATCTTCCAACCATGAAGCACATACTTCGTCCCATGTTTTGAATGGAAAATTTAGAGCAGATGTTTTCATCTCGGGGAGGCATGCAATTGCAGAAGTCATTGAATCCGCAACTTGTTTGTAGTCAAACGTTGGAGCCCAAAGTCCAAGAGGCATGGCTCCTGAAAAATAAGTACGGTCTGTTGGTGGAATAAATGTACAGACTTTCTCATCCATGAATGAACGATACGTTCCAATGTCTGTAACAATCTGAGGAGCACCAGTATACAAGTGTTCAATTTGACAAAGACCAAATCCTTCTCCATCCGATAAATTAATTCCTAAATCAGCTGCATTGTAAATTTCATTGATTGCAGTATCTGGAAGCGCAGTCTTTGATGTATCGACTAACATTAAACGCTTGATGTAGTCTTCTTTATTCAATCCTTGACGGGTTAACTCAGTTTGGTAGATACGTCCTGCATCGTAATACGAACCATGTTGAGGATTCAATCCTGTAACAATCATCATATAATAAGGTTTTGTTGGATTTCTACGAAGGAGATCAACAAATCCCATAATCGCAAGGTCATGTCGTTTGCGTTGAGTATTGCGATTTGCATTCACAATTAACACGGAGTCTGAATCTAGTCCCATAGACTTACGAATCATAGTTCTTGCAGAAGGGTCCATCTTTGTAAACAATGTCTTGTCAACTGCATTTTCCAAAACACGAATGTCTGGAAATGAACCATACTTTGTATAGACATCTGCCCAGTGTTGTGTGAAGCAATAAATACGGTCTGCATTCTTGTTCATTGTCTCAATCAAAGGAGGAGCAATACCTTCATAGACTTGGTCAACATATAACCATAACTTGTAAGAGGACTCACCCTTCTTGAACTTCATTGCTTCAATAAATCGATGAATAATGAGTGGATCATTGTAAATCATTACTACATCTGGATTAACCATCTCTAGATACTCATGAATTTTATTGAATCCAAATCCTTCTTCCTTTGGGTCTTCATTTGCTGCTGCATCATATCCAATGATTCCAGATGGAACTTTACGTAGATTGCTAGCGGATGGATGACGTTGAAATCCAAAATGATAGGTTTTTACTTTGGGAGCAAGGGTTGAAAGTTGCTTGAGAAGATTGAATACAACCTTTGAATAACCCGTTGTCTGATCGACATGTGTGCTTACGAGAACGAACCTCATTATGTAGTAGACTCTTTTCCCCTATAAATGACAAATATGCAAGTCAACTCTGCACAAGATTATCTGACGAATCAGAAACGACGTATCATTGCTAAATCTCTTTTGTCTTCGCCTCCTCCTCAGAAGCGAAGAACCAATGGTCAATACATTGGAGTCCTTGCAAATAAGTCTGAACGATACACTCGTTTTGTAGGTGGAATTGGTATCAATACAGTAGGACCCGCTACACTTGGAGCAACCTATTCATCTTCATGCTGTGTTCCTTCCAATTCTGCATCCACGAGATATCTGGTCTAAACCATTCTAAGTAGATACTAATAATGCCAGGTGGTCTTCTCCAACTTGTTGCTATAGGAGCACAGAATGAACTTGTCAATGGAAGTCCATCCATGACCCATTTCAGAGCAGTATATCGTCGTCATACTAACTTTGCAATGGAGTCTATTCGAATGACCTTTGGGAGTTCAAATTTAGAGTTTTCTCCAACGTCTACTCGAACCATTTCATGCCGTATTGATCGCTATGCGCAGATGCTTCACGATACTTATCTTGTACTGACACTTCCTGATATTTGGTCACCTCTTTCCTATCTTGGATTGAATATCAGACCTCCTACAGGATACGATCAACGATCAAATTCAATTGGATATGAATTCAAGTGGATTGAAAACATTGGATATAACTTGATTGATTCTGTTGAAATCACTGCAAATGGACAAAGTCTTCAACGACTCAGTGGTGAATGGTTGAAGTTTTACTCGTATTTGACACACGATGCGAATAAGAGAGCCATTGTAGATCAGATGATTGGAAACGTTCCTGAACTGAACAATCCTGGAAATGCATACGGAAGACTTGGACAATATCCACATGCAGTTGCTCCATTGAATCAACCTGGTGGAATCCCTAACACTAAGATTCCTGAACCTTCTATTCGTTCACGACAATTAATCATTCCTTTGCATTTCTGGTTTGCTGAGAATCCAGGTATGGCGCTTCCTTTGGTTTCTATGCAAAACTCAGAAGTCTTTATCAATGTAACTTACCGACCGTTGAATCAATTGTTTACCATTGTGGATGTGAACCCTTCAAGTTCTACTTATGGACAACGCATTCGTTCTAACGATGGTCTTGGACGTTTCTTGTCACCTCCTCTTGCAGATGGAACCATTAGTAATCCTAGTTTGTCCACCTTTTTTCCAGATCCCTATTTGGAAGGTAACTTTATCTACTTGACTGAAATGGAGATGGCACAACTTGCAACTGCAGATCAAACCTTCCTTGTTAAGACCATTAAATTTGTCAGTAATCCTGGACAATATGGAGGTAATTCAGACATTGAAATTCCCTTTTTCAATTTAGTGACTCGAATTGTGTT